GGTTCTGTTGATGTTTTCTGGGATGAGACTGACACAACTGGTCAGGTTGCTCTAACAGTAGGCTCTACAGCTACACTGAATGTATATCCAGAAGGTGACAGTTCTGGCGATAATTACTACACAGGTAGTATTATTGTTACTGGTTTTGATGTGTCAGCATCCTTTGACGGGCTTGTAGAAGCAAGCATTTCGTTCCAAGGCAATGGCGCATTGACACGCGGTGACGTAGCTTAATAGGTGGATTAAATGACAACAGCGGCAGACGCACTTAAAGCATACTTGGAAGGGGAGAAAACTGAGTATGTTGATGTGCCAGAGTTAGGTGCAAAGGGTAAACCTTTGCGCCTTTACTACACTCCCTTTAGTGGCCTTGATATGGCTAACTTACAGCGCAAACACGATGACTTTCCGTCAACAAAAATTGAAGCTATGTTTGATGTGATCATTCAGAAAGCTTTAACGGAAGATGGCGAAAAGGCTTTTACATTAGAGCATAAACCTATGCTTCGTCGTTTGCCACATGAGCTTATCTATAAAATGGCTGTGCCAATGTTCTCTTCTACATCAGTGGAGGAGCATGAGGGAAACTAAAGGCAAACCCGTTCAGGTTTAATTTAATCGTTTTAGCGGAGAAATTAGGCAAGACGATTGCAGAGATTGAGAAAATGTCTGTAACCGAGTACAATGAATGGGTAGCCTACTTTAATATTGCAGAGGGCATGGTCAAGAAATGAAAGAGATCGAAGAACTTGAATTTCGAATGAGGGGTGTTGATAACCTCTCGCGCCCTCTCAAAACTGCTGAAGGTAATGTGCAGAAGCTAGGTCGTACAGTAGACCGAACTAACAAGAAAATGGGCGCATTCAGCAGCAATCTTGCAAATGCAGGTCGCGGCTCCCGTGCTTTTGCTATGGGTGGCTTACAACAAGCGGGCTATCAGATCGGTGACTTTGCGGTTCAGGTTGCTAACGGAACCAGCAAGATGCAAGCATTTGGTCAACAAGCACCACAATTCTTGCAAATTTTTGGGCCAATTGGGTCTATTATTGGTGCGGCTGTCGCGGTTGCAGCGGCGTTTGGCGTTGTCGCGGAGAAGATGGGCAAAAAGGCCAAGGATGCTGGCGAAGCGATAGATTTGTTGAAGAAAAGCGTAGATCAATTCAAACAGGCTGCGGCTGACGCCAGTATGCCCTTAGAGGAAATGGAAAAGAAATTTGGGCGGCTTGCGGAAACAATAAAAAACGATTTGATGTTTTTGCAGGAACTTAAATTTGAAGCGGCTTTAGGAACAATAGCTGAAGTTGGGCGCACAACTGAAGATGCGTTTAAAAAGTTGCTAAAGCCTATGAACGCCGTTTTTGACAGAATGGAAGAGGGCGAAACCGAAGGCTTAGAGAACGCAATTGCCCACGTAATTAGCCTAGGGTTAAAAGCTGGCGTAACTTTTCAGCAAGTTGAGGATTTAAGAAATTCACTTAAAACAATGCAGGAAGCATCTAGTGTTGATGAAGTTTTAAGTTCTACTGATGATTTTCTTGCTGCAATTTCTTCTTTGCGCGAAAGCATGAAGGAGCCGCCTGCACAATTTGATGAGCTTGTTAAAAAAATTAGAGAAGCAAGAGTTGAGGCCGCAAGGCTTGCCGCAATACGTGACAACTCTAACAAGAAAGAAATAGATGCAGAGGCGGAAATAGCGGCGTTCACGCATAGAACGCGGATGGAAAATATAAGGCTAAAAGACGTTTACAATGATATGGTTGAGGCTCAAAAGGAACGCAAAAAGTTCCTAGATGATGAACTTATTGTTATGCAGCAAGTTGTAAAGGAAAGCGGAAAGCTATTAAGCAATATGCAAAAATTCCGTCCTGATAAGATTTACGGTGGGCGGGGCGGCGACCCAAGAAAACAAAGCGACGATTACATGAGCCAATTAGGGTATAAATCAGTTGGCGAACTAATTGATGAACTAACCGAAAAGGGCGACAAGCCGTTTAAGAGAATACAAAAAGAAGTTAAAACTCTGACGCCAGAGATGAAGCGTTTAAGAGATTTTGGTGAAGCTGTTGGTCAATCGTTTGAAAATTCCATGATGAGCATGGTTGACGGTACAGTAAAAGCAAAAGATGCCTTTAGGGCTATGGCGCTTGATATCGTGCATGAGCTTTACCGCATCTTTATTGTCAAAAAAGTCACAGGATTTATTACAGACTTTTTCAATATGGCCTCACTTCCTACGGGAAAGGATCACACAGGTTCATCTGGGTTGCCTGACTTTGGCTTTAATGGCGGCGGTTACACAGGTAATGGGGCGCGTGCAGGCGGCATGGATGGTAAGGGTGGCTTTATGGCTATGCTGCACCCGCGTGAGACTGTCGTAGACCACACTAAAGGCCAAGGCGGGGGCGTTACAGTCGTGCAGAATATCAACGTATCAACAGGCGTACAGCAAACCGTGCGCACAGAGATCAAGTCACTGATGCCACAGATTGCAGATACCGCCAAATCAGCGGTACTAGAAGCCAAACGTCGTGGCGGCTCATATGGAAGGGCGTTTACATAATGGCTATTACATATCCTTTGTCACTCCCTACGCACACTGGCATACGCAGCATTGAGCTGCGAGCGGTGAACGCAGTTGCTTACAGCCAAAGCCCGTTTACTTATGCTGGTCAATCACACGCTTACAGCGGTCAAACTTGGCAAGCTGATATTAGCTTACCGCCCATGAAGAGGGATGATGCGGAGCAGTGGATTGCTTGGCTTATTTCGCTCAGAGGGATGTATGGTACTTTTCTGCTTAACGATCCTTCCGCGACTACACCGCGCGGCTCTGCTGGCGGCACGCCTCTTGTCAACGGGGCATCTCAGACAGGCGGCACCATTAACCTTGACGGTTGTACGGCAAGCCAAACAGGGTGGCTGAAAGCTGGCGATTATATTCAGCTTGGTAGCGGCTCATCGTCTAAGTTGCATAAAGTGCTTCAGGACGCAGACAGTGATGCTTCTGGCGAGGTTTCGTTAGACATTTGGCCTCATATTAGGACAAGTCCAGTGGACAACTCAGCAGTTACCACATCAACTGCTAAAGGGGTTTTTAGACTGGCAAGTAACGAGCAGGCTTGGTCGGTTAATGAGGCGAGTATATATGGTTTAACCTTTGGTGCATTTGAGGCGCTGTAATGGCAAGAGATGATACAGATATTGTTACGGCTTTGGCTTCTGATGAAATACAAGCGTTTAATGCTGTAGAAATAATATTAGACAACCAAACACTGCGTTATTGGACGGGTTACGATAATATAGCCTTTGGCGACACTCTTGGTGTTAATGAATTACAACTTGGGGATTGGTACAGAATAGAAAGTGTAGGTAGTTTTACGGATTGGAGATTTGTGGGGGGCGAGCCTTATGCACAGGCAGGGGACTATTTTCAAGCGAACGACATCGGGACTTGGAACGGAACAGTAAAAAAGGCTTATAGAGGTTTGGGCAATCTCTTAGGCATTGATAGCGTTGCCGAAAAATCGGATATGTCAGTCCCTTCAGTCACTTTAAGTTTTTCAGGTTTACCGTCAGAATTAGTTTCACTTGCATTGCAGGAACCATATCAGAAACGTGAATGCATCATTTATTTTGGTGTAGGAAATGATCCTTATTATGTGACTGAAATTTTTTCGGGTGAATTGGATACGTTAAGCATTACGGACACATCAGAAAATAGTTTTATTGCATTAACGGTTACAAATAGGATGGTGAAGTTGGAACGGGCTAATACTCGCAGATATACCTCTGAAAGTCACAAGGCTCGCTATCCTAACGATGGCTTTTTTGATACAGTGTCACAAATACAAGATACCAGTGTTGTTTGGGGGCGCAAATCGTGACGATGCAAGCGTTAAATAACTATCTAGCAGAAACAGCCCGTCACAGGTTCAAATGGGGCGAATTAGATTGTCTTATTTTTAGTAATAATGCTTTCCACGCTATTTATGGTGAAGGTTGGTGTGACGACTGGATTGGGCGTTACATGAATAAAAAGACACCTAAAAAGCACACTCAATTAAAAGAGGAATTTGGATTTGATACTTTGTTTGATGGCGTATCCTCTAAATTAACAAGGATTGATTACATTGCTCCATTTGGAGCTTTAGTAACTGCGCCTGTGTCCAGAAGATATCTTAATGGTGAAGCGTTTGGCATAAGTAATGGGTCTAAAGCTATCTTTAAAATGAACAGGGGTCTTTTTTTCTACCCGTTAGACAAGGTTAGCGGGGCTTGGATTAGGTAATGGGTGATTTAGCAGACAAATATGTCAAAGAGCCGTTAAAAGCTGCCCTTAGTTATTTTGTTGGGCCGTGGGCTGGGCCTATAGTTGATGTTATTTGGTTTGCGGCATCAACGGCAGCGGTTGCACATGCAAGCGCTGAATACGTGAAAAGCCAATACAAAGGTTTAAGCGAAGAAAGTCAGGGGCGATTACTAAACTCTCGCGTTGCCACGGCACCTCAGCAGTACGTTTATGGTAAAGTTAGAAAGGGCGGCACTATTGTTAATACGGCTTCGGGAGGGTCTAATAACAAATATTTACATATGATTATTGCTTTAGCTGGTCACGAAGTAAACTCAATTAGTAATGATGTATATGTAAACGATGAACTGACTTCACTTAGCGGCAATTCCCTAGGTGGAAAATGGAAAGACAAAATAAGAATAGACTTCTACAAAGGTAATCACACAGCGGGGCCAACCGACTGGCCCACGGGTGATATTGGCGTGGGTTACGGTGTAGCTTATGCGCATGTTCGTTTTGAATATAATAAAACAGTGTTTGCTGATGGCATACCACAAATTACCTTTTTAATTGAGGGTAAGAAAGTATATGATCCAAGGGACAGCAACCAAGATGCGGATGATGCTTCAACTTGGACTTATAGTGCTAACCCTGCGCTTTGTATTGCTGACTATATTCGCGCTGATTATGGGCTTGCGGACAGTAAATATTCAAGAATAGACGATACCAAGTTGCAAATTGCTGCAAATGTGTGTGATGAAAACATAACTTTGGCGGCGGGAGGAACAGAAAAACAATATGAATTGAATGGTGTAGTGGATGCGTCGAACACCCCCTCAGACAATATCGGTAGGAT